TGCCCGTGAAGGTCTGCGTCGAGTTCAGCTTCGTCATGCCCGTGCGCCCGGCCGCTTCGGTGATCGTGGAAAGCGCTTGCTGTGCGCTTGTCCTATCCGCGCCGCCTAGCGAGTCCACGAACGCCTGTACGGTCTTCGTCAGTTGCCCGGATTGGAGCATCGCCGAAAGGGTCGGGGCCTTCGATTCAGCGCCCGCGCCTTCAAAGGGCGACGTCCAGTTCATCGACATTTCGAAGTTCGCGTCCGTGATCGGGCAATGCACTTCGTAGCCGTCATCGACCTGATACGAGTCGTCGGCGGACAGCGTGCGCACGTCGCGGCTTTGCGCCCATCCGTCATTTCCGCTCACGAACTTCATCGGATAAAACACTGCGATGAGTCTTGAGCTAAGTCCGCCCCAATCCGAAGACAGGATGCGCGAAGACGAAGAACCGGAAAGGCGGTCAGCAGACGGCATAGGGCACGCGAGAACGAGGGGAAGGGGATAAGCGCGCCGCCGCTATCCGAAGACAGCGGGCGGCGCGCTGCGCAGGCGTTACAGACCCGCCTGAGCGCGCTTGCGCATCGACTTGATGCGCTTGAGCGTCGCGGTCGCGGTGTGCGACTTACGCTGCATCTTGCGCACGGCAATCTTCTGCTTGGCGTTCAAGCGCACGGTGCCGCTGATGCGCTTGTTGATCTTCGTCTTCTTCCCGTTTTTGATGACGACCTTCTTTTTGTACACCGCGTCATACAGGAATTCGCCGTTGGCCGAGTCGAAAATCGCCGACGAGCTTTCGTCATCGAACGCGAACGAGTCGATGTCTTCCGCTGCCGCTTCGTCGTCAGCCGGGAGTTCTTCAGCGAGCAGGTCTTTGACCCGCGCCGCCGCGTCCGCATCCCAATTGTTCAGAAGCGCTTCGGCGTCTTCGTCGGACACGCCCTTGAGCGAGAGGTAATCCCACAGGTAATTCAGCAGGATTTCCGCGACTTGGCTTTCGTCTTCCGACAGTTCGCCGTCGATATCCGCATCGACCGCGCCGACCACGAGCATCATCAAGCGGTCCGCAAGCGTCTCGTCGTCGCCCAAGTCGTCGGTCGCCGCGAATTGCTGCGCAATCGCCGCAGCCGTCACGCGCATTTGCTGCCCGGCGTAGTCCGACGCAGCGCCGGGCGCGTCTTCGTCCGCGCCCACGTCGTCCAGAAGGTATTTGCCCTTCGGGGCTTCCTTCGGGGCGGGCGTGAGCAGGCCGCGCATCAAGTCTGCGGCGGAATGAGTGTCTTTGAGCATGACGTTTCCTTATGCCGAAATGGTTTGAGTGATGAACGTCGCGCGATTCACGCCGTCGTAATGACAGCCATAGCTCACGTCCATGCGGTCTGCCGGGCGTTGCGCGTTGCGCGTGACCGATACGGCCCAGCCTTGCACGCCAAGCGCGGGGTCGTTCGACGGCACAAGCCAGCCGGTCGAGCGCGCGCCCGCGAGCGTGCTCTTGAGCCATTTTTCCGTGCGCGAAATCGCGATATCCATCGGCAGTTGCAGATTCGCCTTGCCGTTCTTCGCCACCATGTCATCCAGCGACGACGACATTTCAGCGACGGAAATCAGCTTGCGGTAGCCGTTGGTCTTCGCCGCCGTGAGCGAGTCGTAAAACACGAAGCCCGAGCCGTCGTTGTACGTCTGGAAAATGACCGGGTTGATTTGCGCATCGGCCAAGTCCGAAAGCGCAAACTCGTCGGGATTCGCGAGTTGTTCGACGCCGGTCCGGTTGATCGCCCAATCCTTGCCCGCAATCGGGAAGTTCTTCGGGGCCAAGCCGTAGGCGTTGGTCTGCGCGTTGCGACCGCAGCGATAGCCGAGTTGCAGGCCCGACACGCCGATGACCGCGCGACCGCCGTTCAACGGGTCGTCCGTCTTGAGCGGTGCCCAATAGAACGAAATCAGGTGCGCGAGGTTGCCGGTGATGCCGAGTTGCGCGACCCACGTGGCAGCGGCGGCAGGCGACAGGTCGCCCGGCACGTCGATTGCCATCATGCGGTTTGCACGCATGCAAAGCGCGGCCAGCTTCGAAATCAGCGGGACCGATTGCGAGCCGCCCGACGACGCATAGCCGAAGTCCAGCGTGCTCTTTTCGAGCGCGAGCAGGGCGCGGTCGTAATCGTCGCTCGTGTACGCGGTGCCGTTTTCCGTGAAGAGCACGAGCGGGGCCGCGTTCTTCGAGAGCTTCGTGGAGCCGTCCGAAGCCTTGCCGTAGCACTCTGCGGACGTCGCGATGCTCGCGGTCTGCGAACAGACGATGGTGATGTTCGAGAGAGCGATAGCGGCCATCTTTGCGACGAGCGAATCGTCCTGACCGTATTCGTCCTTCGCGCCGTCATCGAGCGAACCCGTGACTTCATAGCGCACCGTGCCGTCCGGCTCTTTGATGCGCAGGGTGATGCGCTTCGTGGCAATCGCCGTGTTCGTGGCGTCCACGTTCTTCAGCGCGTTGACTTCGAACAGCACGCCGTCGTTAAAGCACTCCATGTCCTTCAGATAGAACACGAAGTTGGTCGTCGGCGCGTTGTCGGCAGCGACGAAGGAGCCGACGCCCGACACGTCGATATTGAAGACGGCGAACTTGTTGATCGCGCCTGCGACCGACAGGCGAGAAATGACGGCTTCACGCGCGCCATTGTTGACCGCTTCGTACACGTGGACATACGCTTCATTGAGCGCCGACACGCGAACCGACTGCGGAGCGCCCAATTTGCGCCGAATGTTGGCGCGGTTGATCTTGAACGGAACGTCGATGCGACCGCGCGAGAAGCGGCCAGCGAACGCTACGGTTTGGTCCGTGGCCTGCGTCACGAACCCGTCGGTATTGTCGCGCGGCGGATTCAACTGGATGCCGCTTTGCGACCCGAGCGCACGAGTATGCGGATAGAAAGACATTGATTTTCCTTAAACGAAACCCGGTCGGTTTTTAGGCTTGCTCGTCCAGTTCCACGATGCGCAGCGCGTCGGGCTTGCCTTCCACGGGCCGGTAATGGTCCGAAATCAGCAGCACGGCGCGCGCGTTGTGGCGCAGGTTGTGAAGGTCGTCCTCGTCGTGGACGTCGATTTCCACAGACGACGAAGGCGGCGTGAATTTGCGAACGACCCACGGTTGCGCCGTGTCATTGACCACGCGCATCGAGCGCGGGAACGTGCGCGCGGCGGCAGCGGCGGCGGCGTCGGCTTCAGCTTCAAGCGCGGCCTTCGCTTCTGCGTCGGCTTGCGCCTTGGCTTCGGCTTCGGCCTTTGCCTGCGCTTCTGCATCGGCCTTCGCCTGCGCTTCGGCTTCGGCTTGCGCCTGCGCTTCGGCATCGGCCTTCGCTTGCGCGTCAGCAGCGTCCTGCGCGGCTTGCTGCGCGGCCAGTTCTGCATCCGTAGGGGTTGCCTGCGCGCCGTCCTGTACGGCGGCTTTCTTGCTCTTCGTGGTTGCCACGGCGGTATTCCTGTATCCGGTTTTGAAAACGGCGGCATGGGATTGCGCCCATGCCGCCGCGTCAAGTCAGTCACGCCCCTTTCGGGGCGCTAGGCGCTTTAGCCGACTTTCTTGAGGTTCTTCACGGTGATGACCGTGCAACCGACTGCCGACATTTGGTGCGGGTTGACGCGGTTGAACGAACGCGCGTTGAAGCCGTAGCCGGTCTTCAGGGTTTCCGTCGTGCCGAGCGGCTCGAACATCGGAGCCGATGCGTCGCCCATGATGATCGGGCAGCGCGCGGTCTGCGTCGAACGACCGACACAGATGATTTCGGACGTCGAACCGTCAGCAGCTTCGTTGACGACCTTCGGCGAGTAATAGACTTCGTACACGCCGAAGAGCTTGCCGACGCGGAAAATGCCCGGACGGTCCGTGATGCCCGACGACTGGAACAGCGTCGAATCGAGCGAGCGGAACATCGCGGCCATGAACTTGCCGACGTACATGTGCGTGATGCCGTGGTCCGCCGTAGCTTCGGCCATCGCTTGCGAGGCCATGCCGAGCACCGATGCGAAATCCTGAAGGATTTGCGCGCGGGTCTTCTGCGCGATCTGGTTCGTGTAGTCGAAGTCGTATTCCCACGCGCCTTGGAACTGACCAATCATCTTGGCCTTCTTCAGCGCGTCGTAATGACGTTCCATCGAATACTGGCCGCGCACGGCCATCATCGCTTCGGCCCCGGCATCGACGCCGACTTCGTTGTTGAACTGCGAGCGCGCTTCCGGCGTGACTTGGTACGTGACGCGGAACGGGTTCGCGAACAGTTGGAAGACCTGAGCCTGCACTTGCATTTTCGGGGTCTTCGTCGGGTTCGCTTCGTAGTCAACCGCGACTTCTGCGGTGACGACCGAGCCAGCGGGCAGGGCCGGGGCCGGGGTGACGACCACTTCGCCCGTGCCCGGCTTGACCGTGCCCGTCAGCGCGTAATCGACGCCGCCGATGGTGATGCCGCCCATGAGCGCGACGCTTGCCGCCGTGCTCGAACCGTTCTGGATTTCCTGCACGGCAATCATGCCGTTGACGTACACGATGGTGCGGCCACGCAGCATCACGAGCGCATCGCCCTGACCGTCTTCCGTGTCCGTGAACGTGAACTTGTAGTTCGCCGTGTCGTTCGGAGCCGCGAGCGACTTCGTGCGCGAGGAACCCATGAACGATTCGCCTTGCGCGATACCGTCCATCAAGTTGCCTTGCTTGTAGCCGCCCCAATTGGAACCGGCTTGGTGCGACACGATGATGAGTCGCGCTTCGTTCGAACCACGGTCCGCAGGCAGGTAGCCAGCGAACGGGCAGGCTTCAGCGAGCGCGCCGAGAATCGCCACGATGGGCGCGTTCGGCGTGAGCGAAATCTGGTCGTGATGGTTGTTCGTTGCCGAGTCGTAAATCGACTTGGCTTGGTCGATGGCCGTCAGCAGCAGGTCGCCCGTCGGCATGAAGCCGTGTTCGCGTTGGAACACATTCACGCCGTCGAAAATCGCCTTGACGATCTTCGATTCTTCGATGCTCGTCGCGCCAAGCAGTTCGTTCAGCGCGTCGGGGATCGTGCCCGATTCCTTCGCGGCGGACATACCGGCTTCAGCAGCGGCGGCGGAGTCGAGCATCATGCCCGGCTTGCCTTCGGCGTTTGCGACGCCGTGGACGAAGCGCTCGACTGCCGCTTGGTCCGACAACGTGTACTTACGGTTTTGAGTTCCGTTCATGTTTCTACCTATCGAGAGTTGGTTTTCAAAACAAAGCACGGAACCCCGTACTTGACTTGAGCCTTCATTTTCAGCGGCACTTTTTGAGCGCCACGTTTGCGTTTTCCTAGTTCCTACAAACCCGCGAATGCCCGTACTTACTGGAGTTGCGCGAGCAAACCATCGCGCGTCGTGGTTGCTTCCGAAATGGCTTCATCGAGCGCGGCGACCTTCGCCTTCATCGCATCGAGCACCTTCGGCATGGCCGTGCGCACGGTCGGCGGAAGCGGCGTCTTGGTCTTCGCGAGCGCCGCCTGAAACTTCGTGCGCCCCTTGTCCATCGCCGCCGCAATTTCCTTGATGGCGGCGGCGTGGTCGTCCGGGTTCTTCAGCGGGATCGCCTTGCCGTTGATACGGACCTGCGCGACGTCGCCCGCCGCATTCACGCCAAAACGCACGGTCTGCGAGTCCGCGAAAGCGAACTGCACTTCGCGGTATTCGATGCCGAGCGTCTTCTTCGTCTTCGCATCGACGTCCACCGTCACGACCGTGGCCCCGGCCTTTTTGAACGCCTTCTTCGCGTCCGCAATGGCTTTGTCTTTGTGCGACAGGTTGTAAATGTCGAAAATGAGGTTTTGCATTGCGTTGTCCTAATTAGGGAATCGGCGGACCGACCCGGTTGCCGTCGCCTTGCTCCATGTGCGCGTGGCCTTCCAGCGAGATATTTCCGGCCTTGATATCGCCCGTCGCCGTAATGCCGCCTTCAATCTGTGCGCTCGCGCCGCTGCCGCCGCTGCCCTTCATGCCGCCCTTATAGGTCAGCAAGCCATTCACGGTTGCGCTGCCGTCGATTTGCACGTCGCCGCTGATATGCGTCTTCGGGGCTTCAATGAAGGCTTCGGGCGTCTGTACATGGCATTGCGTGCCTGCGATGACGAGAAACACGCTATCCGCGTTGAATTCAAAGTTTGCGTGCTCGAATCGCCGCCAATCCATTGCGTTTTCCTGATTCTTCGGGCGGAACCCGACGATGACCGGATAGCGCGTGTCGCCGCCTTCGAAGGCAAGCCAAACGCGGTCGCCCGGCTTGATTCGAATCTCTGTGTGTTCGCTCTTGTCGCCCAACGGATTGAGCAGTTGCGCGCGGGGTAGGGACGTCGCGCCATCCGTCAGACCCGGAATGCGCACGCGGTACATGCGCGCGGCGCGGTCTGCATCGGTGACGGCATCCACGAATGCGGGCATAAGTCCGATCATGTCGAGAGCACTCCAAGCCAAACGCGCGTGTACTGCGAGCCGCCGCCGCCGTCCGAGCCGTTATTGAGGTGATGCGCCACGGTCATAATCACCATTGGCGTGCCCTGCACATTGAGCATGTCGCCCGCGCGCAGGGATGGATTGATGGTCGTGGTGACAGCGCGCTTATTCACGAGCACGCGGCCCATCATGTTCAGTTGCGCCTGCGTCTTGCGCGGCGTGTACGCGAGCTTTTGCGCGGCGTCTTTGCGCGGCGCGCTGATGATCGAGCCGTCCGGCGCGATGGAATAGAAAACGGGTATCTGGTCCGCGACCAAGTGATTCGAGTTGACCGACTCGCTCGAATCGACGGTGAGCGACGTAATCGGCGTTTGCGCGAACATGTCGCGATAGGGCATCGCCTTCATGCCCTTGCCGCGCCACATGACCACGCCGCCCATTTCCTGCAAGGCGCGCGCGATGGCGAAGGTCGGAATCTCGCCGATATGACACGAGAACAGGTCAAGCTGGAAGTCGCCCGCAAGCGGCACGCTCGCGCCGCACGAGCGGTATGCGCCCGCGAGCGACCCGCCTTCGAATATCGCCGCAGCGGTGCGCGGCAGCGCCAGCGTTTGCAGGCCGTCAGGAAAGGCCGTCACGTGCGTGCCGGAAAACGGTTCCTTACCCTGCACGCCGCCGTCCGCCATATGTTGCGGCACGGCCTTCACGATGCGCATCGGCACGTCGTTGACCACGAGCACCGCGCCGTCTTTAAACTGCGCGGCGGTCTGCGTGGTCGTGCGAAACACG